GCACAGGCCTGTCGCCTTATGCAAACCCCGAAGGCAAGTTGAGCTCGATGCCAATCGGTGCTGTGCAGGACTTCCAGCGCAAGCTGATCGCGGCCACGCGCGGCAAGATCAAGGGTGTTTCGCCGGAGATGGGCACTGGCGCCGTGGGTGCCTACCAGTTCACACGCGACACCTTGGCCGGCTTGGCGCGGCGCATCTATGGCCCCGACTGGAAGTCGGTTCCCTTCAGTCCTGAAGTGCAGGACCGGTTGGCCGCTGAATTGGCTCGCGAGCGTCACGGCCACCTTGCGGGTACGTGGGCAGCATTCCGGGATACTGGCCCCGAAGGCGCAGCCCTTCGCGCTCAGGCTGGATATGCCTCTGGTGGGCTTGTCGGCCGCAAGGCGTATGAAGACGGCGGGCCGCCGACCGGAGCGCCGACCGGAGAGCCGGAGAACCTTCTGCCTGAAAACATGCGGGACACATCGACCGACCAGTTGGATCAAATTATCAGCGGCGCAAAGGCTCGTGGATATGTTACGCCTAAAGAGTACGCGCTGATGTATCGGGCCGCACCCGATCAAACAGCGCGTGATAATCTTGTGGCCCTTCAGCAAAAAGCAGGGCTTAACACTGTAGCAAATGAGCCTGAGCAAGCCCCTCAAAGGGCTAACGGCTCTTCATATGTCGACCAAGATGCTGGAAGCAGTGGAAAACGTCACCGCGGCTTCCTTGGCGACATCCTGCATGGCCCGTTCATCAGCGGCCTTGGTAGTGGTGACGCGGAGTCTTGGATTCCGCTTATCGCGGGCATCGGTGCCTCGATGTCCGGACCTTACCGCGGCATTGTCGGTCTGGGGCAAGGCCTCGCGGCCGGCGCCAAGACGGCTCAGGGCCTGCGTGAATTCGGCCTGCGCGAAAAGCAGCAGACGACCCAGCAGTATCTGGCCGGCACAGAGCGCGCCAATGTTCTCCGCAGCCTTCTTAGCCGTTGGGCGACCCCCGGGACGCTTGGCCTGCCCGGCGCTCCTTCGTCTCAGGAAATCGCGCAGTACTATGGAGAACTCCGGCAGCTTCTCGCAAGCCACCCGGAATTGCGGCAGGCTGGCGACGAAACTCTCATTCAGGCTGGCGGTGTGCAGCCTGCGTCCGGTCAGGCGGCGCCGGCCCTTACGGGCATTTCCCGCGACGATGTCGTCAATGCAATCAACACCAGCAAAACACTGACAATGGATGTAAAGGATTATCCAGCCGCGCTGAAGATTATGCGCGCCCTTGAGCCGGTGTCGTATGATCCCGCAGTGCAGGGTTTCTATAACAGGGCTGCCAACATCGTTAAGGCCTTCACGCCAGATCCGTCGACCGGTCAGGTGAGGACAGAAAGCGGCGGTCTTACATACCGCACAGCCCTTGCTGGCGAGGGCGGCGGTGGCAACGGAGCGCCCTCTGCGGCAACTTCGGATGCGCCGACTGGCGGTGGTCCTCGCCCCGTGAGAGCCGCTCCGGCTCAGGCGGCTTCGGCCACACAGCCTACGCCTGTATCAAGATATGGCCCGGAGGCCTTTCTTCCCAAACCGCCGGTCGTAGGAAATCTCGCCCCGGACTATGATATTCGCGTTCTTCAGCAGCGCATGGCTGGCCATGCACCGGGAGATCCGGTCTACGACACCAATCAGGCTCGCATCGTTGCTATTAAGAGTGGCGAGCTCCAGCCGATGAACCGTGATGGAACACCTAATGCTGAGTGGTTCGATTATTATCGCAACCTTCCCGCTATGGAAAAGCAGGCGCGAGAAGGTCAGGCCATCGCTGGGGGCTATCGCAACGCGGCCACGAAGGCCGTACCCGCTTGGAGGAATGTAAGGATCAACACGGACAATATTCTGAATACAGGCAAGCGAGTTGACATCTCCACAATTGGGTCCATCCCCGGCGTATTCTCGCAAGAACTTGGGCGTCTGGGTATTACAAATGCTGAGACTTTTAATGCCCGCAATCTTGCGGATTACGCAGCCGCTTCCTCTAGCGACATTAAAAGCATTTTGGATTCTGCCGGGATTCCCGAGCCGGTAACCGTTTCGCCTAGTGAAAATGCGGCATCCACGGTTTATAATGCCACTATTTTGCGCCGGGCGGCTGCCAAAATGGCTGCGGACAAAGCGGTTGATTTTAACAATGCCGACACGGCGCAGACGGCAAGTGGGAAGCCATTCACTAACATTTATAAGTTTAATAATGACTGGAATGGATCTCATAGCCTGCAGGGCTACATCGGTACTGAGATTCATCAAAATGGTTTTATGAAGGGGATGACTAATGAAGATAAGATGCTTTATGCACCTTATCTTAGAGGCGTCTCAATGACCTCCGATCACCGGGCCATTGATCCCAGCCAACCTCGGGGTGTTGAGAATGGATATTACCGCATGCAGAATGGCATTGTGAAAGTCCGTAATGGCAAGGTTATCGGTTTCGTGGCTCAAGGTAGGTAGGAGGACTTTATGAGCGACTCAAATAGTTGGTCCGATTACCTGACCGGAGGGCATCAAGTTCCTTATCGGGGAAATATGTCTTGGGGAGAATACCTTCGGGCTTCAGCCTACAACGCCCTTCCGGCCGCAATACGCGCGGTGACAAGTATTGGCGCGCAATCCACTGTCGCAAATCCCTTGTCGCAATACTATCTGGAGCACCATAGCAACCCTAATATTCGTCGCATGGCCATCCAACAGAAAAAAGATGTTCAAAGCCAAGTTCTTGGAATTCCCCAATCTGTGGCCCATGTTGTGACGCATCCTGCAGAATCTTTTGAACAGGATCCTGTTGGCACTGTCGGTCTAGCTCGCGGGGCGGCTGGCCTTACCCGCAGCGGGCTTGGGGCAATTGAGCGTGGAGCAGGGCGGGCTGCGGAAACAATGTATCCGGCAAGCGCTGGGGCAAAGGCTGCAAGGGCTGTCGCGGCCACTGCTGGCGCGGGGCGCAGGCTGGCCAGCGGGGCAGAAACGGTGATGGATGCGCCTGCGGCAATAGCGCGCCGCGTGGCCGGTCGCCCCCTTCCTGCTCCAAGGTCGATCTTTGCGCCGACAGAACAAAACCCCTTTGCGCTCTCGCCTCAGGCTGAAGAAGCGTTGTCGCGCTCTGGCCTCAGCTTGGACGAGCAGCAGCGCATAAGGATGAACCCGACCGTCCTTCGGGAATGGGAGAAAACATCGCAGTTTGGCAAAAGTGGTAAACCCATCGGCGTTTCCCCTGCGAGCCTACGGCATGCGATCATGTCTCATTCTGGCATCAGCCCCGAAAATATTTCTTTCTCGGCAGCCACAGGTAACCGTCCTGTGAATGTCGAAACGGCTCAGGCGATGAATGAAGCCGCTCGTTCAGAACTCCCTTCCCTTCCGGGCTCCCAGCCTTTCCCTACGCCGGAAATAAGAACCCCTCCACCTATCGGGGGGTATTACTTTAAAGACGGTGCATGGGCCTCAAAGCAGGGGAACCAGTGGATCCCAGCCAACCCAGTTACCAGCAAATTCCTTACTGAAACTAGCATCAAGGAAACTGGTATTGATCCCACGAAAGGCGCGATGCAGCCTGATATGTCCGGAGGCGCAATATTCTCCGGTCAGGATGTATCTGATCTTGCCCGCGGCCTACTGGATGAGAGTGATGCGGCAGTTGCGGCTGCGGGGCAGAGGCCAAAGCAAACTTGGCTAGGTAAAGCCACGCGCGGGGCTGCGGACGCCGGCGTTGCACTTGCCACCGGCTATCTGGGGCATAGAATATCCCCTGTTCTGGGCATGACCGCAGGGCCTGCCTTTGCTTACGCTACCGATCGTCTTGTGGCGCCGATGACTGGTGTCGCAGGGAATCCCGCAGTTGAGCGCTTCGGCGCCCCTCCGGTAAAGGTCGAACCCAATTTCAGCACTCCACTTCTCGCGGGAATTTATGCCGCGCAGGGAAAGCGCGAAACAGAACAGCCCGCATACCATGAAGACCAAGACATTATTGCGCCCCCCCCTGAGGTGGCTCCGCGCCCCCGAATGGATGTGATGCCATCCTCGCCTCAGCCATCTAATGGAGACGAAGATGTAATCACCCCCCTCGCTTACGGTGGCCGCACGGCATACCGGAAGGGTGGCCGTGTCGCGACAGGCATCGAACCGCTGGTGCAGAACCTCATGACTGGGTATAAAAAGGCTAGGGCTGCTGAAGTGGCGACGACGAAGCCGCTGCTTCACCACTCCGACCAGACTATTGTCCGCGCGCTTCGTGTGGCCAAGAAAGCGATTTGAGGTAGATCATGCCCACAACGACCAACAAGGGCTTCGTAGAGCCGGTAATAGGCGCCGCTGGTTGGGGCGTGACCCTCAACACCCTGTTCAATGCGATCGATACAGCGTTTGGCAACACGACACTTGTAAACGGCCTTGCCACCGGCACGACCAACCTATCCTCTGCTCAATATACCCCGCCGATTATCAAGCTATCTAGTGCTGTAGGTGATCTGACCGGCAACGTCGTCATCTCCCTGCCCGCAGGCGTTGGTGGCTTCTGGTATGTCTACAATGGCTGCGTCAACAGCGGAACGAACACCTACACCGTCACCTTCGCCTCGGCCGGCGGTGGCACCTCGGTGGTGCTGCGGCAGCCAGCATCGAACACATCCACGACTGGCTACTGGTCGGCATTGATCAGCGACGGCACGAACATCTACTTCCAGAACACGCTCCCCGGCGCTGCAAACGGCTCGAACACGCAGGTCCAGTTCAACAACAACGGTGTTCTGGGATCTTCGTCGGCGTTTACGTATGCCACCACTACCGCAACATTCACAGCGACAGTTCCAATCGGTTCCAACGTGATGACTGTCTCGGCTGTGGCCTCGGGGACGATCGCACTGGGCATGACGCTGACAGTTTCGTCCGGGGGAGGGTTCTCTGGCGCCGTGACAATCACTGCGCTGGGCACCGGAACCGGTGGCCTCGGTACTTACACCGTGAGCCAAAATGCAACCGGGAGCATCGCCAACATCACCGGCGCCTCTATCACAACGTTGTCCGCGCCCAATTTAAGCGGTAATTTCCTCGGCACTGCACGATTTGCGACCTACGCAGGCTCGACATCGAATGCGGTGGGCTACCTCACCATCCCCCAGACCACCAGCACCAGCGTGAGCTCGGCGACGGACGGCTATCATGTCTACACGGCCAGCGATGTCACGGTCACGGGCTCCAGCTTCAGCGTCGGAGACTGCTTCGTCATCGTAAACAGCGGCTCGACCGCAACCTCGATCATTCCCGGCGCCTCGACGACCCTTCGCCTTGCAGGCAGCACATCAAGCGTGGCCCAAAGCACTAGCGTCACTTTCACAGGCGGGGGCTCGGCCAATATCACGGGCACTGCCCTCCCAGCGGTCGGCACCGTCGTGAAGTTTTCCGGCTCCCTGCCGGCCGCCTTCACGGCAGGCACCCCTTACTATGTAGTTTCCAATACCAGCGGCACCACGATCACTGTATCGGCAACATCGGGGGGCACAGCCATCACCGCGGCCACCTCGACAACGGCGACAATGACGAACAACCGCACGATCGCGGGATATGGTCAGGCCGTGGTGCTTTGTGTGGCAAGCAACACCTTCTTCGTCAGCGGCCAAGGCGTAAGCTGATGTCCAGCATCCTCCTTGCCCTTTTCGGCGGTGGTTCCAGCGTCCAGTCCGGATCCTACACCGTAAACGTGGGCAGTTATCAGAGCGGCTTCAATTTCTTCTATTATGGATTCGGAACATCCCCGACAGCTTTTGGCTCGGTGACGTCCTCCGTATTCGCAAGTAGCAATACAAGTATTGTTACTCTTGGAAGCACGTACCAAACGGGTCAATTCTATACAGCAAATATCATTTATTTTACTATTTCTGGCTCAAGTCCGCAGTCATTGTTTAATAGTATGTCTGTGGGGGGAAGGGTGTTTACATCAAGCTCCGCAGGCTTTAGTGCCGGAAGTAATACAACTTGGTACTGGATCATCACCGGAACGACCGACCCGTTTGCAGCCAATGTCGGCAACAATCTTGTCGTGACCTTTGCCTAAGCTCGGAGCCTGTAATGTCCTTTGATCCGCAAGTTCAATCCTCCCTGATCACCGGTATTAGCTCGCTCATTGTCGGGCTATTTAGCGGAAATTGGATCGGAAAGAGGCACTCCACGCAGTCCACAGAGCGCTGCGACAAGATCTGCGGCCTGATGGTCAACAGCTTCGACAAGCTTCTCACGGCCCTCGATATCGTCGGCGAGCCGCCGGCCATGAAGCATGCGATCCGTGAGGCCCGGGACAGCATCATCACCGCCAAAAACTATCTTGGATCTTATGGCGCCGAAACGAAGGCACCGGTCGAATGAGGCCCTCGGAAGACTGCCTCGCCCTGATCAAGAAGTTCGAGGGCTGCAAGCTCTCGGCGTATCTCTGCCCTGCCGGCCGCTGGACGATCGGCTGGGGTCACACCGGGCCTGACGTTCGTGCAGGCATGAAGTGGACGCAGGAGGAGGTCGATAAGGCTTTGCGTGATGACGTCGATAAGCACTGGGCCGCAATCTCGGGCCTGCTTCAGGGTAGCACTCAGGCACAGATCGACGCCCTGACCGACTTCGCCTTCAACCTCGGCCCGGATGCCTTGAAGAAATCGACGCTTCTGGCGAAGCACCGCGCTGGGGACTACAAGGGCGCAGCAGAGGAATTCAAAAAGTGGGTCTACGCTCGATCGGGCGGAAAGTCTGTAAAACTCCCCGGCCTTGTCGCAAGGCGTGCCGCGGAAGCGCAACTCTACATGAAAGGATAGGAACATGATCGTGCAGTGGCTTAACAATCGCGCTCAGGAAAAGAGCTCCAAGGCTGGTGCGGCCCTCGCTGCTATCACGGCAGCAGCGACTTCGGCCAATGCACTCCCCAGCCCGTGGAGTTACATTGTTTTCGCGGCATCGATCCTGCTGATCATCATCCCCGAGAAGTGATTCTCAAACCCTGCGAGCCATCAAGCGGCCGATAAGGATCACATTCTCCCCGAGATCTTCGGGGGGAATGCCCTGCTCTAGCCTGCGGATGATGGTCTGGAGGTATTCGGCTGCGGCCTCGGCATGGTCGGTCATGGGGCGCTCACGCTTCTCTTCCATATCAATCCCTCCGCCGTCCTGCGGCATGATGTGAAAACCGGCAAAGAACTCATCAATGCAAGTAGCGCAAAGCTCCTTGCGGGGCGTCCCATGCTCGCACGCTTTACGCCTCATTCGACGAATTCCTTGACCTTCCCGATGTGCATGCAATTCAGCATGATCGGCCCCTTGGTGTAGTAAGTCGCTGGGCGCCTTTCGGTGTCCTTGTAGACCTCGGTGACGGTGATGAAGTCGGATTCGCCCATCATCTCCATCAATTCCTCCAGTGTATCCACCGGGTAATCTCCGACAATCTGATGGACCAGATTGCCCGTAAAGCTCGGCATATTCATCGTGAAGAGAAATCGCATATAATATATCTCCGAAAAGGGCGGGGCCTCAGCCCCGCCCCCTCCGGTTTACTTAGCCGAAGTCATCTTCATCGTCCACCGCAGGAGCGGTGACCTTGGTGCTGCCGGTCGAAGGCGGGGAGCCTGCGGGGGCAGAGGCCTGCGGAGCCGAAGTGGTCGGAGCGTTCCCGCGGGGGATGTAGGTCAGATCGCTGGGGCGGGGAGCCCAAGCAACCAGTTCGAAGACCGGCGAGTAGTTGGTGGTCTTGTTGCCACCGCCCTCAGAGGTGATCGGGACGGTGTCCTTGAGGGTGAAGACGGGCAGCTTGCCGGGGTTGGCAGCCGCGCCGGCGAGGTAGGCATCGTGAGCGGCGTCAATGCCGCGCAGGAAGGCCTTGGCCGTCGATGCGAGCTCGCGCACATCGCCGCCGCATTCCTTGCCCAGCTTCACCAGCATGCGGGCGCCCGGCTTGTGGCCCGGGGTCGGCGGGCTGGTAACCTTCGCCCTGCTGTCGATGTGGGCCAGAGCGAAGCTGGGTGCGCCGCCGGTGTTGAAGTCGATGAAGCCCGTTTCGAGGTTCTCGAAATCGAACACGGCCTTGAACGAGCGGGTGATGTCGATGACATCGGTCTCACCGTTGACACGGTCGCGGCGGAACATCCGTCCAGCCTTCGCATCGTACTTCACGATCGGGATGATATCGCCGCCTGCAGCGGCTTCGTAGGAAACACCAATAGCCATTTTACGTCTTCCTTCTACGGTTTTGCGGTGATCTAGCCCATCCGCTTGCTTCTCCGCTTTGCGCGGAAACTGGTT